GTGTCAGATGACGTTGCACGAGTTGTTGGAGCGGTACGCCCTGCTGATGAATCTGTCGGATCGGTCGGTGTCGCTCTATGGTCACACCATTGACAAGTTCAAGGAGTTCTTGGGGCGCGAGCCGCTGGTCACGGATCTCGAAGACGTAGCGGTGTCCAAGTTCCTGCGGTGGCGGGCGACCAACCCGTGCCGAGGCCGCGTGGTCAGCCCGCATACGGTCGCCAAGGATCGCAGCCAGTTGCTGGCGATCTGGAACTGGGCATGCCGGAAGAAGCTTCACCCAGGCGAATGGCCGGGCCTGCCGCGACAAAAGAAGGTGAAGCGGGCGCCAACGGCCTACACGGTCGAGGAGATGAGCCAACTCGTGAAGACGGCCAGGCAACGCCGCACGCTCTTGTCAGGGCTGCCGTCCGCCTGGTGGTGGAGCACCCTGCTGCAGACGGCGTGGCAGACCGGGTGCCGTATCGGCGAGCTCCTGGCCCTTCGGTGGCGCGAGGTGGACACGACGCACGGTCGGCTGCTTTTCCTCGCGGAAACCCGCAAGGGCCGGGAACGGGATCTCGTGGCCCCGATCACGGCCGAGCTTGCCGCCGAACTGGAGAAGTTCAGACGCTCGCCAGACGCTCTGGTGTGGCCCAGGACGGGCCATCCGCTGTCGCACTATGCGTCGATGCGTCTGCTGTGCAAACGGGCTGGCGTGCCCTCCAGGGCGTTCCACGCGATTCGCAAGGCGTCGGCCTCTTACGTCGCGGCTGCCGGTGGGGACGCAACAGCCCACCTCGGCCATGCCGATCCGGCGATGACTCGCGGGCACTACCTTGATCCGAGGATCACAGAGACGAGCCGGGGGCTGGACTACCTGCCGCCGCTCGACCTCGAAGGCCCGCAGGACGGAGATAGACCGGCGGCGTAGACTTTGGGCAAAGGAGACACAGATGGGCCTTAGCGAAGAGCAGGAACGCATCATTGCCGAAGGCATAGCCGCCTGTCTCAAGGAATTGATGCGGCCCGAGTGGATTCCCGTGAGCGAGCGGCTGCCTGCTAGGAACGTCAACGTCATCGTTTCGATTCCATCGCACGAAGAGTTGTTCATCGCATCGCTGGACGAGGGCGGCATGTGGTTCAGCAGCGACCCGACCGCTGACGCATACAGTCTCGGTGAGGATGGTGCGCCCACCCACTGGATGCCGCTACCCGAACCGCCGGAGGTAACGCCATCGGTCGCGGATGTTATCTCGCACGCGGAGCCTAAGGGCCAAGGTCACGCATCAGGACAAATCCCTGGGTGCTTGGTCGATCACGACCCATACAGGCACAAGCCGCCGGAGGTGAAGTGATGTTGAATCGACGCCAAGCAATCGCCGCATCATTCGGAGCCGCCGCAGCGGCAGTGCTGCCGAAGCCCGCAAAAGCGGTGCCTTTCATTGTCGGGCCTCTGCTCTACAACCATGACGAATCGGCTTGGATCGACGCCGACACTCTCCGCGTTGTTCTGCGGCACCAGCGATACACGATGCCGGTGCTGCCAGCAGGATGGGAGCCTCATCGAATCGAGTGGAGTGCCGACTGAACCGAGCAAGCGGGGAGGCGTCGCGGGGGAAAGGATAAAAACCCTACGACGCCTCAACCCGCCGCCCGGCTCAGTCTCCACGAATGTGCGACAGGCACGGTTGCTCGTCGCGCTGTGCGATCGTCACGGCCAACTTGCCCTTCACCCGCGACAACTCCGCGAGCAACCGCATGACGTGGCCCGCGAGCGTGCCAGCCGTCCCGGTGTAGGCACCCTGGAACCGGCGAGCGTCGAACTCGCACTGCTGCAGGTAGGCGTCGGATAGGGGCTCGGTCATTGGTCCGCCTGCTCCATCTTGATCAGGCAGATCAGCGCCCAGTTGGCCGCATCGAGCAGGGCATTCGTCGGATCGACGGGCTGGCCCTGGGCGTACTTCTGCATCCGTACCACACAGTCGCTCAGGTCGCACAGAGCCCGACGCCACGGCTCAACGCCACACTTCGCCGAGGCGGTGACGTTTTCGAAGGCGTCCTCGGCACCACCGTACTGGGCTGTCTTCTCGAAGTGCAAAGCCCGCAGCCGCTCCAGGGCGTCGAGCCACTCGGCACTGCCGTTCGTGACTGGCGATTGCGTCAGCCCGTCGCCACGCAAACGATGCTGCTCAAGCAGATGCTGAACGTACGGCACGTCCGCCAGCCTGTCCCACTCGGCATAGGTCTCGCTATCGTGTTGCAATTCCTCGGCACTTGCGTCAATGTCCCGAGGTTCTGTCGCGGGCTGCGACACATAACCCACCATCTTCGGGTCATCCTTTGGCGTAGCTTCCAGCCTGGTCTTCACTGCCGCCCGCATTGCGTCGTTAGCCGCTTCAAGTGTCGTGCTCATGGTGTCCCTTTTCTGGAAAATGGAAATCATGCGGCGTGCGTCAAGCGGATCGCACGGTGCCGTCGCTCATGACGCGATAGTTATTCACGTCGAACGCTCCACCCTTGTGGATCGTGGCCATGGCGAAGCCCCAGTTCCAGCGGTTGAACTTCGCGTACTCCGGCCGCAAGTCGCACAGACAGCCGGTGCTCCAGCACGCCGTCTCGTGGTGCCACATGTCGGATTCGGCGTGGTTGCTCGTGCGGTGGGAATGTCCCACCAGCACCGTCGAGAGCGTCCGCAGGAAGGCACCTCGAGCGACGTTCACAGGGGCGGCCATGCCCTTCGGCAACTCGTGGCCGTGCAGCACGGGCAACTTCCCAAGCATCACCGGCCGCTGGTCATCCACGAGCGTGATGCCGTGCTTGTCGAGATCAAGCCACGCACAGAGTGACATTCGCGGATCGTCGCTGATCTCGGCGGCGTGTTGCCACAGCCAATGCTGCCACCGATCCTCATGGTTGCCCAACTTGTAGACGATCGGGATCGTTGGGAACTCTTGCCGCAGCCATTCGATGAAACGCCGCACCGCTTCGAGCTCGCCCTTGAAGTCCCGCTGCGTCGGGTCCTTCATGTACCGCGAGATGGCGTAGAAGTCGGCGATGTCGCCGTTCAAGAGCAGGCCCGATAGTTCCTGCTCTTTCAGGAAGCCGATGGCGGCAGCCACCGCGATCTCGGAGTGATACGGCACATGCACGTCTGACAGGATGCCGACAGGCCCGAGCACGTCGAGAACGTGCGGCGTCCACGGCTGGGCCAACGTCTTCGGCATGGCGTAGATTTCGCCAGCCTTGCGTTTCGCTCGCGGGGCAGCGGCCTTGATCTCGCCCCGAGCCTTCTTGCCTTGCACGCCGAACTGCCGAGAGATCCGCATCCTGGCCTGGTGCAGCGTGATTGCACCGTTCGATTCCTTCACCAAGCGGCGAGCCAGCGTTTGCGACGGGGCATCGGGATGCTTGCGGCACAACTCGCGGGCCATCTTCGTGATTGCGTCGCCACGGTCATAGGCCATTCTGCACCTCCCTGTAACCAAGAGCCCACAGCACCTTGGCGATGTCCTTGCCCTGCTGCTCGACGTGCTCTTCGCTCTGCGTCGGGTTCAACGCGTGCAGCAGCTCGTGCACCAGCACCTCGAGCTTCTTCCGCCCACGCATGCGAGCGTCCAAGATGATTCGCGGGTGCGCAGCCTTCTGGGAGAACGTGTACCCGTAGGCCGCGCCCTTGAGCGTGGTGAATCGCAAGAGCCACCGCTCGTCGCCGTTCAGCGTGAATACGTGATCCTCTGGCACGTCTCACCTCGTCGCAGCCAAGTAGAGGCCGACATTGGCAAATGCGTATCCTGCGTATGCGATTGCCAGCCCCGTCTTACCGTGCCACGCGAGATCCGCCGCGACGTAGGCGTAGACGAAGCCAGTGAGTGCGATGAGCCAGCCTGCCATGCGGTGCCCTTTCGCCGGCACTATGGCATGGCTGTCAACCGATCCCGAACTTGCGGCCGATCTCGTTGAGCGCCTCGGCCCGCTTAGAGCAACCGCATGGCCGTCCAATGGCCTGGCTCACACGCTCCTCGGTGATGCCAATGGCAGACAAGCCGGCTTTCACTATGTCGCCCAGGCCGGTGCGTGCCCGAGGATAGGACGGGTGGTCTACGTCTACCGTGATCGTGTCGTTTTCCTCGCTGACGATGCAGTCTCGCACCTGCTCGAGCGTGCAGCCGCGCTCGCGGACGCGGGCCTCGAACTGGGAACGCGGGCCGGTTACAGGAGTCATGGGAAATTGTTGATCTCCGGGCAAACGCTCGTCGGATCCTCGGCAACGCACTGCCCTGTCGGGTCGAAGTCAAAGTCGGGGCAGCAGTTCTCCTGCGTCGTCTGGATGCACTCGTCGTAGGCGTATGGGCCAACGCACGGATACAGACGCCAGACTTCGCGAAGCGTCGGGGCACCAAAATACAATCCCGTCGGGAGTTCGCCGGTCCAGATCGGATCGACAGTCGTGTCGACAGTGCCGCAACATCGCCCCTTCGCTATTGTCGCGCCGAGCATGCCGTTGACGCCGTCCCATGTGTTGTATGTTGGCGTGACGCTTACGCACTTATACCCGCCGCCATTTGCAGCCTCGACAAAGCCAGAAATTCCGTCGTTTATTAGTTCAAGCAGTTCCTCGCGAAGCGATGGCGGAAGTCCGACGAAGCCATAGATCGCCATGTTGACACTTTGGCCGTAGTGATATTCCCAAAATTCATCGCCCTGATCGTTCCTCTTGGTTTGCATCACCATCCCTGGCGTGCATTGACAGCACCGCCCGCCGCAGCAGCACTCGGGCTCCGTGCCGATCTTGCCGCCCACCATGATCGGCTTGCCGTTTTGGAATCGAATTAGAGTCATGTTGCAGCCGTGGCCGTCGAGCAGTTCGTGATTGAATACCACTGCAGGCTGGCTTGCGCCGTGCAGGACGTGTCGCCCGTTGTGCTGCCAGCGGCATGGCCGAGCAGTTGAATATCACCTGCGACGTAGTTCGGCAGTTTCGTGAGGTCCACGGCACCCAGCATCATGGTGGCTGTGCATTCAGTGGCCGTTGTCCTCAGCTGGATCTCAACGGCAGAGTGTGTTCCGCCAACCTTGCCGAAGATCACATAGCGAGTGGCAGACGTATTTGCCGTGTCCTTGGCGTCTAGCGGTGCAGGATTGCACCAGTTGTAGACGCTGGCCGTCTGCGTCGATCCAGACAGCGTGACCGTCTTGTAGGTGCCTGTCTGCCATTCGCCAGTGAATGTTGCGAGCTTCAGCGCAAACGGACTGCCGCCACCGAACCGCCCAAACCGCAGCGGCGCAGAGTCCCTATCTCCTGCCTCCACCTCGCGCACGACCTTTGCGATGCGCTCAGCGGCAGGGCGAGTGAAAGTGACGCGCTCTGTCTTTGCGGCTTTGCCGTCAGGCTTTTGTGCCACGGCTCAGTCCTCGTAAACGGTGAGCACCAGGCGGGTGCCTTCGACGGCCGCCTTGGCAGCGTAGTCACCGGCCGCCAACCGCAGCACTGCGGCCTCGCCAGCTTTGAGCCGGGCCGTCTCGTGCAGCGTTTCGCCAGCGTAGCGGCCGAAGCTCACCGTGTGCGTCGTGGCACTTGCCAGCGAACGGGCGAAGCACAGCCCAAGCGAGCCGAGCGTGGCCGTGGAAATCTGCGTGACGGCCGTGCCCAGGTTCAGCGTGACCGAGAGAACGCCAGCCGTGGCAATATTGGCCGTGACGCCAGACGCAGCGAAGGACTGTGACAGTGCGCCTTTGCTGACCTGCCCTGTGATGGTGTAGCTGATGTCTGGCATGTGGGCTCCTTAGAATGGCGGTGTGCCGAAATACGATGAAAAATCTTCCTCTGGGTAGACGCGGCGGGTGAGAATGTCGGGCTCTTGATCGTCTGCCTTAAGTGCACCGCCTGCTGTCAACGCTCGAGGCGAACCAGACGCGACCTTTTCGCCTGACTCTGGGTCTTTCACCCAAACCCGCTTTTTCTCACCGCCTTCAAGATAGTTCCAGCCCACATTCGGCAGCAGCAGGTCGTGGCCACTGGCGCGGTACACAAGCTCAACGGTGATTTGCCAATATCGCAACTCAACCCCATTGACCACTTCTGTTGCTTGCTGGCCGCTTATGCCAGCACATAGCCATGAGTGGGCTGCGCCTCCGAGGTATGGCGATGCGTTGACGCTGTTGGTGACTGCAGCGGCATTAGCCAGCGGGAAAGACGCGCGATTGCCAGAGATAGACGCCCGCACTTCCGCCTCAAGCGTGGTCAGCCCCTCGAAGAAATCCTTAGCCGTATTCTGCAGCGGCTTCTTGTTGCTGTTGCCGCTGCCGTCGTAGTAAACAAGCGCCGGCACCTGAGCACCGCCAGTAGAGAATGACCACACGTCAGGCCGTGCCAGCGGATTCGGGTCGAGTTCTTCCTGCTTCGGTAGTTCGTAGCTGTACGTGATCTCGGCGTGATGCCGATCAGTCTCTGTGACCTGAATGTTCAGGCACTTCAAGTACGAAAACTCGGGATGGGCAGACGCATGCAAAATCCCGACAGCGTTGACCAGCGTTTGCGCCGCTGTCGGCTCATCGACTGTGACGATGTACTTACGCTCGGCGGTGGGGCTTTCGCCAAACTTGTGCGAGGCTGTACGCGGGATGACTTCGCGGTAGGAGATGACGGCCATTACGCGCCCCCGAGAATGTCAACGGGCCGAGCGCCGACGTTGGCCAACTCGCGGCGAATCTGCTCGAGCTTGTTCAGCTGCTCGCGGCGTTGCTCAACCGCCGGGTCTTCGCGGCCATTCGCTAAGGCTAAGAACTGCGAGAGACCTTCCTGGGAACGGATGTCGTTCACCTGCAGGGCTTGGCGTGCGGGCCGGCTCAACTCGGCTGCGATCTCCTGGCGGATCTGCACGCCTTCTGCGGCAAGGTTCCGCAATGCCTGGCGGGCTTCACCGCCGTCGATGAGCTTGGCGCCGAACGCCTTGCGGACGGCCTTGAACTGGTCCGCGATCGTAGTGGCCGGCTTGAGTAGTTTGTCGTCAATGCCGAGAGCGTCGAGTTGCCGCTGTCGATCCTGGGCCTTGGCTTCCGCTGTCGCGGCCTGGGCCAGACGCAGACGCTCGTTGGCTGCCGACAAAGCCGCAGCATCGCCGGCCTTGCGTGCCGCTTGCAACGCTTCCTCTGCGGCTCGCTGTTCGTTGGCGATGTCTAGCAGATCGCGGTTCAACTGAACGCGGGATGACTCGGCAGCGGTGAGCCCTTGCGACGCGAGCTCGGCGACACGCTTGCGAGACTCTTCCGCCGCCTTGCGTGCGGATTCAGTCGATGCCTTCGCCGCTTCCGCCTTGGCCTTTTCCGCTTCAGTCAGCCGCTGCACTGTGGCGATCAACGCTTGCGAGTTCTGATCCACAAATCGCAACGCTTGGCCCTGGTCCAGCACTTCTTCGGTGATCTCGCCGGCGTAGTCGCGGATGCCGTTGAACCGCTCAAGCACGTCGGCCGGAACCTTGTCGAGTCCGCCGAGTTCCTTGGCTAGCGACACGATTGCCGAGCGGGCTTCGTTCAGTGCACCCTGGGCGAACTCGTCGATGCTGATTTGCTCTGGCACCTTCAGCGCCTTCTTCACCTCTTCGCCAAGATTGAAGGCTGCGGCGCCGGCCCGGTCGGTTTCCTGGCGGAACCGGTTCATGGCGGCTTCGGCATCGGCAGTGGCTGCAGCCGAATCTGCGCCAGCCGAATCGCTGGCGATAGCCCATTCAAGAGCCGCCCCTGCCGCTAGCCCCAGGCCGACAACCAAGAGCCCGATGCCAGTGGACGCAAGCAGCCCGCGAATAGCAACGCCAAGTCCGACAGTTGAAATGGCTGCAGCACCGGCAGCAGCGCTGTAGCCAAGAGCCGCGCGAGCAGATGCCGCAAACGCTGAAGCAAGTCCAGTGATAGCGCCCGCGATCGCCTGCCGGTTGATGAACGCCAAGTATCCGCCAATCGCGGGCAGTAGGTTCTGGGCCAGCGGCACCGCCACGCGGCCGACGAACGCCAACGCGTTGCCAACGTCTTCGAGCAGCGTGCTCAGTGTCCGTGCCGCCGCCGGTACGTCGATGCTCTGCACGAACTTGATGAAGTTGTCGGTCCCTTGCGTCAGGGCCGGTTGCAGCTGCGTCAGGATGCGTCCGGCGAGCTCCTGCATCGCCTGGCCGGCGAGCCCGAACGAATCGCCGATGGCGTCGATCTTGTCTGGGTTGATGCCGTTGACGCCGTCGCGGAACCCGCCCAGGAAAGTCTGGGCCGTCTTCAGATTCTCGGGCAACTCGCGGAACGTCGGCAGCAGTAACGCGCCGCTCCTACCGAAGATCGCGACGGCAGCCGCTGCACGCTGGGCAGGGTTCTCAATGCCGTTGATCGCCGTGGCAATCGCCTGAAGCTGCTGCGTGCTCGTCTGTGTGGCCAAGTCATCCACGGACAGCCCAAGAGCCGACAGGGCCTTCGTGGCTTCCTTGCTACCACCAGCCGCGTTCGTGATCGTCACCTGCGCCCTAGTGAACGCCTTAGCAAGCTCCTCGCTCGATGCACCGGACAAGTCGGCAGCCACCTGCAACGTCCGCAGTTCTTGGTACGAAACGCCCAGGCTCGCGGCCAGCTGCCGCGTGTTGTCGATGGCATTGAGCGCCCCGCTCGTGAACGCCTGAAACGTGTTGGCAATCGAAGAGATGCCGCTGATGAACGCCTTGGAAATCTCCAGCGTCTTCAGCGTCGAAACATCACGGGCCGTCTGCTTGGCGGCGTAGCCCAGCTTCTGCAATTCCACGACGCCGGCGTTGATGCCCTGGGCCATGCCCACGGCAGATGCCGACAACTGAAATCCAATGCCAAGGGTTGCCATGTTTCACTTTTGGCCCAGGTCGGCCGCCATCTGCTTGAGCGTCTCTGCTATCTGCGTCGGGTGCTGCGGGGCGTGGCCTTCGATTGGGATGAAGTCTTGAGCGTCGGGCACTTTGTTTTTGCAGTAGGGAGCCAGCACCGAACTTGCCAGCATGCCCGTCTGCAGCCACGGGTTATCCAGCGGGCGAAACCATCGGCTGTAGGCGATCCAGTACGAGAACTCCCGGGAGTCCATCGCGTCGATTTCGGCTACGGTCTTCTTGAGGTGCGAGGCCAGGTCGAACTTGAATCGCAAGCTCGGCCTGGCGTTCATTCCCCCGCCAGTTTCTCAATCTCCTCCTCGGTCAATGCGTTGTGCTTCAAGGCCGCCTTCCACAATCCGTGGATCTGATCGACGCTCTTGCGACGCAGGGCCGCCACGCCTTCGTCACCGGGAAACAGCAGCACGCCCTTGTCATCACACAGGCAGCGGGCGAGCAGCTCAGAGCGAAAGTCAGGAATCACCGGCACGGCCTTGGACTGTGCCTCGAGCAGCTTCACTTCGTAGCTGTCCCGGTCGCCCACGGTCATCAACCGCACGCACACCTCGCCGCCCCACGCCGGCACCTTGATGATCTTGGCGTCGCTGGCCTGCTCGATCTGATCTCGCGTCAATACTGCCATGGTTCACCCGTCGAGTAGTCGGAACGTCACGGTGTAACGGGTCACGCCGTTCAGCTCGGGCGCGACGTTCACGCCCTCATAGACTGCGGTACACGTCAAGTTGGCACCGCCGCCCGTGATCGTGAGAGTGCCACGCGTTCCGTAGCTGGCAGTCGCCACGCCGGTGGAACTGAGGCACGTGAGAGACACCGTGCCAACGTCATCGGTCCACGTGGACGAACGGCCTTTCGGAAGGCTGCCGCCATAAGACCACGACAGATCCGAGATTTCGGCGAACGTGGTCGCGCCGAAACTGGCGACTATCCCAGTGCTGTACGTGGCCACGGAACCCTCCGTGGCTCAAGCCAACTGGAACTCGGCCGAACCACGGATGGCGTCGTTCACCGTCAGCGTGACAGAAGACGAGTTGCAGGTCGCAGTCGCTGAGACGCTGATGCCGCCGGTGATCGCCAGCGTGCCCGTCGTGTTCTGGGCGATGACACTGGTGCCGATGTACTCGATGCTGACGCTCTTGCCTGTGTCGCCGCCCTGCGTGCCAATCAGCGGTCGAGCAATCGAAAGAACGCTGGCCCCGGTGGTCTGGCCGAGGTGCGAGATGTCGATGTTGTCGGCCCCGCCGCCGGTGG